CGGGACGTTTTGGAATTGGAAAAAAAGCGGGATAAATACCGCAATGAGAGCGAAAACAGTAATTAACGATTTAATATTTAAGGTTATGCAAAAATTTGATTTGAAAGATGTTTGTTTCTTTGATTGTGAAACAACCGGGGTTCCGGCAAAGGGTTTGAAATGGGATGCGGATTTTGAGCAATTCCCGCACGTCGTCCAATTGGCGTGGTCGTTGGGCGATAAGGAAAAAAGTTATATTATCAAACCCGATAATTACGAGATACCCCCGGAAACAACCGCAATTCATGGTATAACAACCGAACGGGCAATTGCCGAGGGCGTGCCGTTTGCCGAGGTTGTGGACGAATTTTTAGCGGATGCCAACGCCGCCCCGCTTGTATGTGCGCACAACATTTACTTTGATAGTTCAATGTTAAAAGCAAACGTTTTGCGCTATTGTGGACGGGAATATTACGACGCACATGTTGAGGACGCATTACATAAGGGTAAACGCATTGATACAATGATGAAAACAATTAAGTTTGTCGGCGCATTGTATTCAAACGGGCGACCGGGAAAATATCCCAAATTAGAGGAATTATATAGTAAGTTATTCCCCGGCGAAACATTCCCGGCGCATGACGCATTAGAGGATATAAGGGCGTTGCGCCGTTGCGTCCCGGAATTAGTTAATTTGGGGATTATTGAGTTAGCGCAAAAGGAATACCCGGCGGAACAACTCAAAGCCCAATTTGAGCCGGAAAAGCCCAAAGGCGGGCGCAATATTGAGTTCCACGACCCCAACCCGGTAACGGAACCAATTGGAACCGGGGAACCCGTCCCGGAACCAACCCCGGAACCGGAACGCCCGGCGGTTCCGTCGAATAGTAAGACACGGGAATTATTGGACGAAACAGAATTTTAAGTTATAAAACCGTTCCGGGCGTATTCCCGGTAACAATCAAATAATTAAAAAATGAGCGAAGAAAAAAAAGCCGCAAACGTTATGTTGATACCAAGCGAAAAGGCGTTTGCATTGTCGAAAGTCAAGACATTAAAGGACGGCGGGTTAGACGTACATTATGAAGTTACCGAAACAATCGGTAATGAGAGTTACACGAACAAATACCACGTCGAAAGTGCAAAGGACATACACCCGGATTTGCGGGATTGTTTCGACCGTTTGCGCCCAATCATGGGACGGATTTTTAATATTACGTCCTTTCTTTCAATGGTTGAAACGTCCGATTTCAAGGCAACCAAAAAGCAAAGCGAATTATCACGGGATTTTGCCGACGAAATGTTGAAAAACATAGAGGTTCGGGGCGTGTCCTTTTCCGGTCAAGACGATAACGTAGGGGTTGTTTTAACCGGGTTGTTTACCGTGTCTAACAATCAGAAAACCGCAATCAATTCGCCCCGCCTTAAATTCAATACGGAAACGTTCGGGTTTGAGGAAGAATTAGAAGAAATTGCCGCCGACATTGAAACCGAGGTTTACGCATTTCTTTTCAAGGGCAAAAAGGCGCAATTGGAGTTGTTCGGGGCTGATGGCGAACCCGCACCCGGATTGAATGCCGAAAAGATAGAGGACAACGGATTGTTCCCGGATATTAACGACCCGGCGGACGACCCGGAACCGAACGACGAAACGGCGGAAATGTAAGAGTATGGAACCGTATTTGTTGACAGACCGGGACGAATACCAATAAATTTGCTATATTTGCAGCATGAACGGGGATAGGTTGGAGTAGCTACCAACTGAAAAGGGCAAGCCAACAGCCCGCCCCGTTTTTCTTAAATGTTGGCTTACTTATAAAGTTGGCAAATATGGAAAATTTAAAAGAAATTGGAGGATTTCCCGGATATTGTGTTGATAATACGGGAAACGTTTTTAGTGTTAAAACGGATGTTATGTTGAAACCGTGGAAAATAAACGGATATAATGCCGTTGGACTATATAGGAGCGGGAAACGATACGTTTTTTTAGTTCATAGATTAGTTGCGGCGGCTTTCATTCCGAACCCGGACAATAAACAACAAGTTGACCACATAAACGGAAATTTAACC